CATTCTATCGTCGGTTCATGCAGGAACGTTCCTGAATAGCTCAGGTCGTTCGGATGGTGATGAGCTAGAGAATCAGATCTCTAACGCACTAAAGTCAGTTACTGCGGAGATTGGTGAGAATTCGATGAAGAGTCTTCCCAAGGATAATCGCATGGTTCAGATGGTAGATTCGGGCGCCAAAGGTTCTAATCTGAACATTACTCAGATGTTGGGTCTTCTTGGACAGCAGATGGTTGCCGGCAGACGTATTCAGTATACTCTCCAGGACCGCACACTTCCCCACTTTCCAAAGTTCGATGATGGCGTCGAGTCTCGTGGGTTTGTAGAGAACTCCTTCATTGCCGGTATTCGTCCTGCGGAGTTCTTCTTCCATGCGATGGGTGGTCGTGAGGGTCTTATTGATACAGCTGTAAAGACATCAGATTCAGGTTATATCCAGCGCCGGCTGGTTAAGACTATGGAAGACCTTCACGTTGAGTATGATGGTACGGTTCGCAATGCTCAGGGGACAATCTTTCAGCACCGGTATGGAGGTGACGGTATTGATAGCGTCTGCACGGAGTTTCAGCAGATTGAACTAGGTGTTATGTCGATGGAGCAACTTTATCGCGAGTTTGCTACTTCTAAGGCCGATTACGAGAGCCTTGTGAATGGAGATGTAGGAGAGAACCCTCCTGACCTGGTTGAGCAGCTTCTCAAGGACCGTGAAGACCTAGTAAAGAACGTGTTTCGATTCAAGAAGAATACCACTGTAACTTCGCCAGTAAATCTCAAGCGTCTTGTAGAAAAGTATACTAACCCATACGCTACTAAGACTGAGCTGACTCCCAGCTATGTTGTAGCTGAACTTGAAAAGCTATATGCCGAGGCATGGATGAAGCATAATAAACTATTCCAGATTCTGCTTCGATACTTTCTAGCTCCTAAGAAGTCGATTCTTCTTCATAGATTTAGTAAGCGTCTGTTTGATGACCTTCTTGTTGAGATTAAGTTTCGTTATATGAAGAGTCTTGTCCATGCCGGAGAGATGGTCGGAACTCAGTCGGCACAGTATATCGGAGAGCCTACGACTCAGCTCACACTAAATACCTTCCACTCTGCAGGAACTGCTAAGGCGAATGCTACTGCCGGTGTTCCTCGCATCGTAGAGCTTCTGAGCGCTTCTCACAGCCCGAAGAATCCCGGAAATACCATCTATCTTCACCCATCTATCTCTAATTCCCAGGATTCCGCCATCTCAAAGATGCGCGATGTTCAGAAGACGACGCTACGGGATATCACGAAGTCAGTTCGTATCTATTATGACCCGACCTCCGAGAGTGTTGTCAAGGAGGACCGTGAGATTCTTGCGTCGTATGAGAAGTTCTCGTTGGATAATGGCGACGCCTGTATCTCCCCCTGGATTATGAGACTCGAACTAGATAGTCTTGAGATGGCAGCTCGCCAGGTCATGGATATGACCTTGATTGCCACTAAAATTGATAATAATAAGGCACTTAAAATCTTCAAGTATATTCACTCGGATACAAATACTCCTGACAAGATGATTCTCAGAATCGTGTTTGGAACTGATGTTGTAAAGAATGCGCTGTCTCTACGCTTCATTGAGGACAGACTTCTTGATACGGTTCTCACCGGTGTAGAGGGTATCGGACGTGTCTACCTTCGTGAGGTTAATAATGAGCTTCTTTACGACGAGAAGTTAGGTGGCTGGACACCTACGAAACAGTATGTTCTTGATGCGGAGGGAACTAACCTGCTCGACCTCTCGACGATTGAGGGAGTAGATCCATACCGTTCTTTCTCGAATGACCTTCACGAGGTTATGGATATCTTCGGTATCGAGACGGTTCGCATTGCCCTTTACGAAGAGTTCACGGAGTCGTTTGCGACTGAGTCTGTCAACTATCACCATATGATTACGCTGGTAGATACGATGACTTACCTTGGCCGTATCATGGAGGCGAATCGGTTCGGTATGAACAAGGGCGATAATGGAGTCCTTGCGAAGTCTTCTTTTGAGGAAACTTCTAAGATTCTATTTAATGCTGCCCTGTCGGCCGACTATGATAACATGAAGGGCGTTTCAGCCAACATTATGTTTGGTCAGAAGCCTCCATGTGGTACTGGATTTGTAGATATTCTGATTGATGAGACGAAGCTACCAGAGGGTGGTGAGGAAGACCAGTCTGTCTTTGAGGCCGATTTGAAGGCTGCTAATACTCGTATTGATGAAATCAACGAGGAAGATGCAGGAAGAGAGGTCACAGCAGATGCTATCGAGTTCTGGTAGACAGTTTTAACAATACAAATCTATGAAAGTAATGGACCCAATTGTTAAGACTGTAATTGACAGATTTCAACAGCGGTCTGAGTTCGGACAGAAAAAATACGGCACAACCTTAGAAGGAAATAATCTTCCCTTTTTAAGTTGGGTAAACCATATGCAGGAGGAACTAATGGATGCTATTCTTTACCTTGAAAAGATGAAGGTTACCAGCTCCACGACCCTCCAAAGCCAGAATGATAAACAGTGAGTGAGTGTTTATACTTCTTTTCTAAACAGTTATGAAGAAGTTTATCTCCTGTTGTAATACATCCATTGGGCTGTCCCTTGCGATATTCCGAATCATTCACCATGAATGGATATATAAGTTCAGTGTCGAGAACTACAATGTCATCTCTTGGACTTAACGCAGAACGAAAGAAATATGGGCCGGTTGTTTGGTTAATATATTGACTATCAAAATCTACATTTTCTAGAACATCATAGTTCAGAAGTCTTTTAAGATTCACACATCCGGGAACACAAGCAAAGAAGCCGTTGGACATATAAGGTTTTCCACCCGCTCCCTTACAATCTAACTTACATGGGTCTTCGTTCGCAACAACCAGCTGATGGCCTCTATTCTTATGAATAAAGGCTAAAAACTTGGAACCAATTTCGAACAAAGAGTCCAAATAGATACCGCCAAACCTATGAAGAAGTTCGATGCGTGCCAAGTCTGCCACTTGGGCAAATCGAGATTGTCCGTGTTCCTCACCCTTTTTCATAGCAAGTTGAATGAATTCAAATGTCAGAGGAAGCGTTTCAGGTGTTAGATCATCGTTTGTCCAACACTTGTATATAAAACCACTTTGATGAGCAATATCCTTGACTCCTTTCATTAGGTTGAATCGAACTGTATCTGCAGCCAGTGGCTTACCAAACCATATCTGATGAACAATTGGCGAGATTTCTTTTGATGATTTCACATATATTTGTTCGTTAAAGAAATGAGACCTTTCGCTAGCTCGCAGCTGCCCCCCATGTTTATTGAATATCTTCTTGCAGATATCCTGGGTCTTTCGATAGTATAACAGAGCATCTCGCTTACGTTCAATTATTCCCACAGGTAGCTTAGAATCAGGATTAAAGAACTTAGCTCCTGGGAAGTATCCTCTGACCATACGATGTACCTTTCGATGATGTTCATGCCCGTACTCTCCCGATTCATTGTGTGATAAAACTAGTTTCCATGGTTTATGAGACAGATTTTTCAGAGCCTTATCGAATGAGCTTCCATCATACAATCTATCTGCTTCTAGAGGGTCATCTGTATATGTATCTTCAACATCACACATAACATACTGATTCACATTACAATAGGACATAGTATTGTAAAACTCTTTCGATCTAACAGGATCGTTCAAATGCGTAGAGCATAAAACAAACCATCCCGATTGTGCTAATAAATTTCCACCACCCCAGAGAATTTCATCATCCGGATGTGCTACTATAAGAAGCTTATCTGCTTCCATTATTTAATGAATGGAATTAGTTGCTGTAGGCAAGACCCGCCATACCTGACATCACGCGAAGAATGTTGTAGTTGATGGCATAAACACGGACATTCCATGGGTCGGTATTTGATACTGTTTGCGCACCGTCTAATTCAAGAACTAGAGTAGCCGTATCGATGCGCGAGAAATTGCATGTGCCAGAAGGTTGGTGCTCCTCGGGGCGGATAGCAAATGAGTATGAGTAGATTCCAGGTTGTTGATTCGCACCAACAACAGGTACAGTAGCTCCACTGACAGTTGATAGCGTAAGTCCACTTCCACCGGTATGGTGCTGAAATCTTTGAACCTTATTGAAATAATTGCCATATCTCATTGACATACGTTCCTGTCCATTAATCTGTATAGTCTGTTGATATACGGCCGATATGGGATAAGTAAATGGCTTGAGGCGGGTCGTAGGGTTAAGAGGACATTCGGTATTGGCCGCAAGCTGAACTACCCAGATTAGTTCCTTTACAGGGTGGTTAAA